TATCCTCGTCTACCATTATGAAAGATATCTTTTTCATTGATTACTCTAAATCTAAAACCTTTGTTCTTGCACCACATTTGAGCACTTTGCCATTTGGCTTTGTTGATGATCAGTTGTGCTTGGTTGTGTCTGCTTTTGCCAACCTTTTCTGTGAGTGTTTGATTTTCTGGTTTTATTTCGATAACTTCCGCATGCGGTCTTCCATTTTTATCTGTGTAAGCAATAAAAAAATCTGGCACATATATTGTGAACCTTCCTGTTAGCGGATGTTTGTAAGGAATCTTTATGGATTCATTTGCCCATTTTGTTATGCTGGGACTTTCGTCACAAAATCTCATAAAAGCAAATTCCCAACTGCTTCTGTACAATGGAGTTCTACCGCCAATATATTTGTCTGGATTTTTAATTTGAAATCTTCCTTGAGCGAACTTCGCCATTGGGTTACACCACTATGTTTCTTTTTTCCGCTAGACTATTTTCAGTATTAACTTTATATCCTAATGAAGAAGTGTTTGATCTGTTATGATTCAAAATTTCTGTGACAATGTAACTCAATTGAACTTTGTCTACACCTTTTAATGTGTCTAATAATTCAAAAACTTTTACACCATCTATTTTTGCCTGTTGTAGTATCACTGTGGCAGTGGATATACTGGCTGTTCTGTCAAAACCTCTTCCTTCAAAAAATCCAACCACTGCATCAACATCGTTGCTTGGAAAGGCAAGTGTGTCGTTAAAATAATTATTAAAAAATTCTTTTACTGGTTGACCACTATCGGTATTATTTTTAGGTAAGTTTGACATTATCTATTCCTTATTATTGCCTTGGTTACGGCTTTTAATCCTGAACCTATATTAGAAGCACTTCTGCCAATAAAAGTATTAGGCACACCGTATGCTTGGTCAGATGTGTTGCCAATTCTTCCAATTGCTCCAGTTAAAATATTAAAACCTTCTTGTTTCAAACCTTCTTTACTTAAATTTTTTGCGTTCTTTAATCTGTTGGCAGTTCTAATAATTGAACCCAATGTGATGCCACCTCTACCGCCACCCAACTGACTGCCGATGTATGTGTAAGGTCCGTCATTGGCTCCAAATAAACCTGACAACACTCCACCTGTACCCAGTAAACTTGTTGAACCTCCACCCGATAATGAATTAGGTGAAGGAGTTTTATCATAATGTTCTTCTCCGAATCCTGCTGGAGCGCCATTGGCTTGGACTCTACCTCTAGAGTAATAAACTGCTTCGTATTCCACAGTCATAGCATTTTGTACCGGAGCAGATTCTTGATTGTTCATAGAATCATGTTGCCATCTTTGAACAATAGGATTCACTAGAGTGTAACAAGTATAAGTTTTTCTTGCCATCTGATAGATTTGTATGCTGGTAAAAAACGGACCTTTAGTGGATGTGTCTAATCCAAATCTATTTTCTGTATTTTTATTTTTAGTTAGTCCTGCACGTTTGCTGTAGGCTCTATCTGTGTTTGTACCTTGATTTCCTTGTGTATCTTTTTCTCCATAGTTACCATCGTTGAAATAATATCTATAGTAAGTTTCCCATAGTGCTGTGGTCACACCGTAATTATCATCATGAAAAGTGATGTTGATTGGATCGTAAGATATCTTGGTCTGAATTTTTCTTTTAACGTTGTACTGCTGAGCAGTCACCATGTCCACAGTGTATTGAGGTAAGTCCACTGCTTTTACCAACATATTCAATTCACGTTGATGATTGCTTAATGGTGGATCAGTAATTTTTGCATTTGGATTTATGTTGAATACCACATGATATAAAAATTTTTGTTTGGGTGCTAATCTAAAACTGTCATCAACATACAATCTTGAGGCATGGGCAAAATCTGCCAAATTACCTTTTGGATTCAAGGTACCTTTGAACACATTATCTAAAAAACCTTTGAGTAAGTTTGCCATATATTGTATTTATGTGTGGGAAAAATGTGATGTTTTAAAAATAAAAAAGGGGCCGAAGCCCCCTTTAAATTTATAAATGCTAACGAAAATTACTGACCGCCGCCTGTAATTAACGTATTGATGGTTCTGCCTACAGCAGTACCAACTCCTGTACCTTGTGGAGTTTGGATAGCATTGTCATATCTCAATGCTAACGTTACAGTAACCGGTTCACTTGTTTGATATGCTAACTGATTGTAGTTTGCGTTTTCAATGTAGCAACCGTACAGTTCAAATGTTTCTAAAACATTTACTTGGTTGGCACCATTTGCACCGTCTGTAATTTCAATTCTTGTTACGAATTTGTAGTCTGCACCTGAAGCCGCCGCACTCATTTCAAAGAAGTCGAATTGTTTCTGTAATTGTTCGCCAACAAGTTTTTGAACATTGTTAGAAACATCTTCTCTTAATGTAAGTGTTACAGTTTCCCAAGTGTGTTTACCTGCTAGATATACTTTAGAGTTGTAAACATCAATTGTTGTGGTTTCGAAAGTTAAGTTAGGTCTTGTTACATCTACAACTTGTTTTGTAAGTTCAGTAGTCGGTGTAGATACACCAAAGTTTTCTAGTGTAACTCTAAAACGATACTGTAACTTTGGCATTAACAGACCTTGATTAGAAGCAGATTGGTTACTGTCTAAAGGTACTGTAATTTTTGATAGTGTAGATATACTCATTTGTTTCTCCTATAATATTTATCTTATTATAATCCTGCTATTTCACCAGTGTTTTTCAATCTTAATGGTACGTAGATGAACTCAACTGCTTTGACTGGTTCAATCGCAATGTCCAAGTACAACTCGTTTCTGTCTATTCTTGTAGGTGTGTTGTTGGATTCGTCACACACAACCAAGAAGTCATAGATTGCTCTATTACCAACTAGTTCTAGTAATAAACTTTCTGCTTGAGCCTTGATTTCATCTCTTGTGATTTTATCATTTGGTTCAAACACATAAGGTCTTGCCAATTTGTTCAACTGACTTCTTAAGTAAATTACTAATCTAGCAACATTGATTCTGTCTAGTGCAGAACTGCCAGCAAATCTAGTTTTTTGTCCGTAGTTCACTAAACCAGCACCTGTTATGAAAGTGATTGGGTTCACATTGTTTGTGTACAATGTGTCTCTTTGACCTTCATTCAATGCTGTTGATTGGAATTCACCTTCGCTGTTGATGTAACCAGTTGAAGAAGCATTTGTAATGCCACCACGTCTTGTTCCTGCTGGAGCAAACCATGGGAAACTGACTTGATCACTTAACGCAATAGTTCTTAACATCATGTGTGATGCTGGAACTACAACATTGTTACCGAAGTTGTCTGAAGTGAATCCTGATGGATAAAACACTCCTAAATATTCGTCTGTTGAAACTAAACCGTTGTCGTTGTCTTCAACTGCTAGGTTCACATTGGTTGCCCAATTTTGTAAACTTGTTGCATCTGGAGTCAATCTCATTGGTGAGTCACCAACTATGAACGCTGATAATCCTCTGTCATTGTTTAATGAAATCATTTCACCAATCAATTCTGGATAACCTGGAGTTGCCATTAAGTTGAACAATCTAGACTCGTCATCTCTAATTTCTTGGTTAGAGTTTAACATTGCTTGTAGTGATTGTACAACAACTTTTCTCTGTGCTTTTCTACCAAATGATCCTGAACCATCAGGTTGGTTAGCAGATTCTGTTGTCCATCTGTGTGGATAGTAGTTTGTCATTACAGTGTCAGCATCAGAACCTCTTGTGTTCTTCGCTGTTACATCTACATAGTTTCTTTGGAATTTTTTAACATTGAAACCAGAACGTCTTGTGTTCCATAACAACATACCTTTTGGATATAATGCTGGATCTGGAGCATCTGTGTCTAAGTAGTCACTTGCTAATAAGTCAGCGATTGTTGCCGCTGTTGAGTTAGCACCTGCTGTACTCCATCTAGCATCAGCAAACAATATTCCGTTTTCTGTTGTTTGATCTGTTTTGTCAAGTTCAACCCATTTTAGAGTAGAAGCATTCCATTTATAAATTGTTGGATAATTTTCTAAGTCTGCTGTTGAAATCCATAAGTCACCTTCAACAAGTACTGTGCCATCTGATTGAACAGTTGGAGCAGTTGCTGAAACTGTTGGACCTGCTGGATCAGAACCTGTTACTGCTGAATAACCTTTCCAGTCAGTACCGTTGTGATACATGATATCAATTTCATCTACAACTGAAGAATACCACAATTGACCATCTGCCGCAGTTGTTGTAACCGCTGTGGCACTGGCTGTGTATGATAAAATCTTCCAGTTACTTGCTCTTAGGTTTGAACCGTCTGTGTACAAGTTTGCTGTACCAGTTTTTGTTGAGTAGTTGTATGCTGTGAAACCAGCATCATCTAAAATGCCGTTTGTGTCAACAATCACAAAATCTCCACCTGCTGTGTGCTCAATTACTATTCTGTTTGATGCGTCAACACTTGCTTTGATGTTTGTAAAGCCTGCGCCGTTGATAGCACCAGCAATTAAATCTGCGTCAGTTGCCGCTCCTGTTGGAGTTACACTAACAGTGATTGCTGAA